GTGATTCGCATTCCTGATAAGCCGACCATTGAGGACTTGAACGCGCTCGGCGTTGGTAATGCGACGTATGACGAGACGCAAAATGGCTTGTTGGTGCTCGATGAGTGCGGTACGTGGTTTAACTCGCGTAATTGGCAGGATAAATCGCGTAAGGCTGTGAATGATTGGTTTTTGCATTCGCGAAAGTTGGGTTGGGATGTGATGTTGATCGTCCAGGATATTGACATTATCGATAGTCAGGCGAGGGCTGCAATTGCGGAACATACCTGTTTTTGTCGTCGTCTTGATCGCTTGCATATTCCTTTTTTTGGGACCTTTCTGAAAATTTTTACGTTAGGTGAACCGATTCGCTTGCCGCGCATTCACGTTGGCAAGGTGGTGTATGGAACCACAGAACTCGATCCGCTGACTGATCGTTGGGTTTATCGTGGCACCGGTCTTTTCGCTGCATATGACACAAAGCAATTATTTCTCGATGATTACGCGCACGGTGTGCATTCGATGTTGCCGGGCTGGTACACAAAGGGACGTTATGCCGTTCCGCAAGATTGGAAGTTTATTATGCGAATGACGAAAATTATGTGGAAACGTTTTAAGGCGCCGTTCGCATTGGCGGCGGGTATTGTGGCCGGGGCTGCGCTGGCGTCATCGGTTGCGTATGCGGCCATTACGCATCAGGCCAAACAAGCGTCAACGCCGGTTGCTGCTATTGATAATAAAAAACCGGATGAGAAAAAATCGGATTCGAAGTCCGATGAACCGCCACCGATGACCGCTGCTCAGCGTGTGCTGAAAGAATTATCGGACCTTCGTATCGTTGGCTTTTTGAAAGGCAAAAACGATGAAGGTGAAGAAAAGCTTTTTTATCAATTTTCGCGTGCGAAGCGTGGTCAGGTACCGACTGCCATTATTAATAGTGAAGAACTGGTTCATAGCGGCGTCGGTGTTAAATTTCTCAGCGATTGCCGCGCGTTGCTGACGTATCAAGATGCGCAAGCTGAGGTATTTTGTTTATGAATTATTCTGATTCGTTGAAATCGATGCGTCGGGTGATGTTTTGGCGCAATGTTAAACCGCTTTTGGTGCCGCTCGTGATCGCGGCAGTGATGCTAGTGGCTTACTTCGTCCTTTGAAAAATTCTCTTTTTCATTACTGCTCAACCCAACGCGATACTAAAAACTCGCACTGCAATATCACACCAATCGCCACAGCGACCGACTGACGAACGCAGTGAGTTATATGGAGGCCAGCCCCGTAGGGGCGCAGTTGGTGTCGCTCCGTTTCTTAGTGCATGCCGTGGCATGCCTTCCATTCTGAATCTTGCCAGGCATCTAAAACAGCGTTTTGATTGATTGAGTTGATTCGTTGTGAGTTGCATCCGGTGTCAGGCTCGGGTGAGCCGATCTCGATAACTGTGGGGCCGCTTTTTTCTTTTGGTTTCGGTGCGACCTTTGTCGCTGGTATCGCGGTCGGAATAATTAATTCCTTGGGTTTTATATCGGGTCGGTTTTTTGGTGCGCTGTCGCTAAAGTGCGTTTGCCCGTTGGCGTCCGTCCACTGATAGATTTCAGCTTCCGCGATCGGGCATAGCATCGACACTGCAAATAAAATTGCTGCTAGGGCTCGAATAAATCCAGTTGCGGTGGGCGCTGCCGTAATCCTTGCTGACGTCCGTGTTCGAACGCCAGCATGCGTTCTTTCCAAAGCGTTGCTTCCCAATTTTTGAGGTCCTCGATACTGAAAATGCGCCGATCGGGGCGCATGATTTCTTTGTTTTTGATGCGCCAGCCATACCAGTGTCGATCGACGCCGGAGCGCAGTTCGAGCGCCCGCAATGCCATGTGCGGTGCGCCGTATTTGAGCCAACGATAGATGGTGTTTTCGGAGACGCCGAAAAACTCGGCAGCGAGATGAGGTGTAGAGAGACTGGCTTCGATGAGTTGGGTCTTAAAATCCATTGGGTACGACTCCGGGACAGCTTCCCGGAGTGTAGGTTAAGAATTGACGTATTGCGCGGCGCAGCCGTTTCAAATTGCGCATAATGTATAGTATATGTGTTTGAAAATGAACAATATTTTCGTTTGCCTGCGTGGAGTTAGGTGCGAAAGTTAACCCCCAAAATGTTATCGCCATAACGCCGGCCGCCACGCCACTGCCCGCGGCGGTCGCCAGCTTTCCCAGGTGTGACCACATTGCCCGCATAGCAGGGTCCTTTTCGCGTTCGGCGTGTTGATCGGCAATGATGGTTCCGTGCGGCAATTCAAGTAATTCCTCGATGCGATAGGCATACCGGTCGTCGAGAGTAACACTTTTACCTTGGCGATGATTACTCATCGAGCCGACGGTCATTCCCAGCATCAAAGCTGCCTGTCGGTCGCTCGGAAGGTTTTTCTCTTTGATCAGTCGATCAATCCACTCAATCGATTTCATCGCGTATAGCTCGTTCTAGGGCCTGTGGAAGTAAGAGTATATATCCGTATGTCGGGTCTGTGTTGACATCAGGTAAAACCTTATCTATGGTTGAACCATATATAAGGTCAGACCTGATATGGAGCCGCACGATGGCAATTCAAACCTACTACGGAAAGCCGGGCGAGGGTATGACCTTCACCGAACAGCAGCTGCCCCTTCCCCTGATCGAAGTCGAAGAAGTCCTCCCCGATTTTTACGTGGCTGATCTTTGGTCCGATGCCCTACGTCGCCGTGCACGTCGGTTGGCTCGGATTCGGGCGCGGAGGGGAGTGGCGGTCCCTGTAACACCGCCACTTAGTCCGATGGATCGGAATTCCACTCAGAAAACGGTTATTTCTTAACCATGTTGTTGGATTGGATAACAGCCAGAGCGCCCGGCGAATTGCTGTCGGTCGAGGCACGTGAGAAGGCCCGCATGTTGGGTGATCGCGTGTGCTGTTATTGCCCCAAAACCGGAGACGTTCGTTATGAAAGCCCGACGTGGGAGAGCATCCGCAGTGACTCTCACCAGCTCGTTACCCGTTTCACCAGTGACTTGTGGGTTCAAGGTTCGCCCGCTCGCATCTGCGGTGATGGCGACGCGGTATTCGGAGCCGAATCTGCTGCCGCTCTTGATCTCTTGGGATCACTCCGAGCAATGGTTGACTATCTCAGCCGCCGTCTCCAGGTCGAGCTGCCCCCCGCGCATCTTTGGATTGTTTCGCGAATCGATATAACCGCCAATTTGATGCTCGCATCGCTGCCCGAAGTGCGTCAGGCGCTCGCGATCATGCGCAACATCGAAGGTGGTCGGTATCGCGTTTCGCAAACGGCGGGTGACACCGTGTACTGGTCCAACCTCTCGAAAATGCGCAGCGGCAAAGCGTATGCAAAAGGTCCTCATCTTACGTATCTCATGAAAAATCCGAAGTACACAGGCCGCGTGTATTCATCGGAAGAAATTCAAGCGGCCAATAATTTATTACGGCTTGAATTAAAACTCGGTCGCGAGTGGCTCGCTCGCAATGATTGGCGAAGTCTTTCCCCGGCGAACATCCGCGCCGAGTGGGAGAGCTATTTCGGTCGGATGATTGGAGGCGCTGAAATGGTCAGCGACAACGAAATTCAACAGCGCGTGTTGGCGTGTGCAAAAACAGAAGGCCGGGGCAGAGCTGCGTATGGCTGCTGGCTGATGATTAAAAATGAGGGTTGGGAACGTGCGCGCGATATGTATGCGAAGAGCACATGGTACGACCACTTAAAAATATTGCGCGCTGCGGGTCTCCGTGACGCGGATATCAGCGCCGGGCAGGTAGTACCGCTGCGTCGTCGCATTTTAGAAGCGCAGATGGTCACCTCTTGGGATCAATTGCGCGCCGCTTAACTCAACCGTTAGAAGGAAATCATCATGCTGGTAAAAGCTCTTGTCCGTGCGATTAGTGAAAACGCTGACGCAGCAAAACCGATGTGTAAGATCACGCTGGAAACATCGAACCCGTTGGAAATTGTCGAAGTGCGTTTATTCAAGAACGCCTACAACGATGGCACTGTTGCGAAATTTAAGCAGGCGATCGGTGCAGAAATCGAAATTCCGTTGCAGGCCGAAATTTATAACAATCGAATTTCGTACAACCTGCCGTTCGGGGAATCGTTGCAATTGCCGGTGCGTCCTGTTGTAGCTCCGCAGCAACGCGCTGCCGGAAATCAATAGCCATGTGGCAATGCTGTTCCCCTTTTTTTCACGTTGCGCATGTCGAGGCCGTCCTCGAATCGCAACATCATCGCGAGCACGCACGCACTCGGAGAGTGCGCGCGCGCGCAAGCGAGGTGTTGGTATGACAATGACGTCTGATGATTTGTACTACTTGATTTATTGGGGAATGGTGTTTGCCGCGTGGTGTTTAGGTTTCAGGCAAGGGGGCCAGCGATGAACACCGATAATATGCTTATTTTCTTTGCGCAGATGACCGCTGCGTGGGGGCTTGGTTGGGCAGCTGGTTTTTTGTTTTATTCGTTCAAGCGCGGCATCGAAAAAATTTATTAAAAATCCTCCTGCGTCACGGCTCCCGCAGAGGTTGTTAATTCATTCGGAGCTGTCAAAACTCATAGGTGATGTATGAAATTTTTATCGATTGGAAATGCGAAGCGTGTTGCTGTTGTCGTCGGTGTCGTTGCAGTTGCTGCGGTGTCTTCGGGTGCGCATGCGGTTGCAACGCTCGATCCTGCGATTGCGACTGCTATTACTGGCGTAACGGACCAATTCGGCTTGCTGATGCCTCTCTTGTACGGCGCGATGGGCTTGGTGACTGGTGGGCTGGTGATTTTCGGTTTGTCGAAGAAAGGAATCAAGAAAGTCGCTTAATTTTTTCGGGGCTTCGGCCCCGTTTTACCAAAAAACCCAGCGAGTCTATGCCGTGTCAATCCGATTTCAAACACTCATTGTTATGCGCTTCGCGATACTCGCGCTGCTCGCTGGTTTTTCTTTTTCTACGTATGCGACGACTTATTACTGGTATCCCGAACCTTTCAGTTCTAATCAATATTCGACTGCTCAAGCGGCTTGTGATTATTGGGTACAGCGTGGCGGACCTTATACGGGTGGCAATGCACGTACCCAAGCTTCTTATTATTACAATGCAACTGCTTGGTATTGCCGCTTTCAAATTGCGTCAAATCCGACCGGTTATACGAGTCTCGGTTATATTTATTTGGGTGGCGATTCGTGTGCATCGGGTTCGGTTTTAGTTCCTAGTACGGGTGGCTGTGTTGTTTCTAATTGCTCCAATGGAGCAACCATAAATCCTTCAACTGGAGAGTGTACTGTCCCTCCTAGCTGTCCGTCTGGACAGACGGCGTTTACGCAGGTTGATTCCTCAGGGCATATAGTTAAAACGGCTTGTGTTCAGCAGATACAACCGCCTGCGGGGAAACCGTGTCAAACGTGGGCAGATAATCAAACGAATTATTGTCAGCAGCAACAGGCGAACTGTACGGCATCCGGTGGTACGTTTGGAACGTTGAACGGGCAGAATGTTTGTATTCCTGCTGGTTTTGGTGGCAATCCTATTCCTAACTGTTCGTCGGGTGCTACGCAATTTACGACGAATCCAGACGGTTCGAGTTCTGCTACGTGTGTAGGTACGTCGAACATATCCGGTGCCAATAATGTTGCTGGCCAGCCTGTTTCCAATGGTTCTAATACGGCGGGTACATCGCAAGCGCAATCGGCTGCGGATACCGCTAACAATACTGCTGCGATTGCAAAAATAAACAACGAAGGTTTTCAGGGCGTTGTTAACGCGATCAACAGTATGTCTAAAGCTGGCGGTGGTGGTGCTGGTGCTGGTAATGCATCGACTGCGACGCAGGATCAGCAAAACACGGCTGGCATTATTTCCGCAATTAACGATTTTAAAAATCAGGAAAGAGGCGCAGGGCAGTGCGATCCGAAAGCAAATAATTATGCGGAATGTACTAAGCAAGTTGAAACCGCTCCTGATTCTGATGGCTCAACGATTCGTGCAAATGCGATAACGCAAGGTAATGCGTCGATTGATGCTGCTGGACAGACAGTTGTTGATGGGATTAATGCAACTTCGCAACGCAGTGCGCCATCTGAAACATCGTCGTTCGCCGATACATTCTTATCGTATTTGCCGCATGGCGATGCGTGTCAGGATTATGCATTTGCATTTAAGCAAGCGACTGTTCAAGTGAAATGCACTGATACGCAAACCTTTCGGGATTGGGGAGCATGGGCATTTGCGCTGCTGACGATGTATGCGATTTTCGAAATCATGTTTAGGAGGCCGCAATAA